CACCCTGCTCGAAGGCCTTCAGTGAATACTCTTATGTTTGAGATTAGTCTCCTTCTTAACCTCTTCGTGATCGGTTAGCTCATCATCCTTTTCAACATTGGAAGTACTTAAAATTTTAACTTTTGGTTGAACAGTTATAGGAACTATATTTTTGGGTATAAATGGTAATAAAGGATTCTTTGTACTTTTATTGCGCAAATTAATATCCTGTGCCAAACCACCACCAAAAGATACAAAATTAACTAAAAGCTCACCACGATCACCAGCTTTTTGATAATTCAATTGGACTCCATTATGAAACCAAGAACAATCAACCATATTTTCACGAGCAACATCAATACTGTTAGAAGTGAAAACCTCACCTACGCTAACATTTGTAACACTACTATAATAAACGTATCCATAAACATCAGCATCAACCACAGTATTGGAAGTATAACCGTCATTTTCAATAATCCACAATTCTAAATTCGGTGAAAAAGGGGCAGAATTATTAATATCAGTACTAGTGTTCATATAACGAACAGAAATATCAACCTCAACCATTACTGTAAATAAATCTTCAAAAGCAAAATCACCATTAGTAATAAGTGCCATGAAAATATTTCTAATATCATTAGGGTTGCGAGCATGTAAACATCGCCAATCTTCATTAGTACAATCAACATCATAATCAAAATGTTGCCAAATAGATTGAGAAATACCCTGAGAACGCAAAATAGATGCACGATAATCCTGCATATTTGTTGAACCAGTAAAAGTAGCCCCATTAGATAATACACCCATACATACTTGCCCAGGAGTGTCTGAAGGTGCACTCGAGTTACCATGAATACAACATCGATGAATCATATACTCAGTATAATTTTTACATTGTTGTCCAAGCATAACAGATACCATCAATGGGTGTAATGCAAGAGAAAATAATACTCCATTAAAATTAGTTGTTTCAGCAACAAAACATCCAGTAATATGGTCACTATCAACTTTAACATATGGTTTGAATACCCTAGAAGTAGATACAGGCACAGAAGTCAAAGTTACAGGTTTAGGTGAAGATACAGGACGATTACTAGATAAAGTATTATTACCAAGTCTCTTCATTCTCCTCTTTTGTCTTTTCAATCGATTCTTAATAGTCCGACGATTCGGTCGGTTAGTAGGTCTAGATATCCTATTGTTGGGTAAATTGGGTAACACATTGGGAACAAAATAGTTTTGTCGTGGCTTACCACGTCCGCGTGTCCTATTACGTATATAATTTCTAAAAGCTTTACGGCTTACAAACTGTGACATAGTTAGTCTTTAATAATTATGTCTTTAGAGTCAGAGTTTTAGAGTGGTCACTGTGTAGTGTTGGGACTAAACAGGTCCGATATACTGGGTACCATCCAACACGTCAGCTGGCTGCTATACTGCTCTACCGTGCCAGAGTTTTTCCAGTACCTTAATAGAACCGTCCACGCCACCTTGTCCATGGCTCCCGGAACATCACTACCCACTCAGTACAATCCAGATACGTAAGATAAGTTCATAAGCGGGTAATATATCTCCAACTCTTCAATTGTCCCCGCTTTTAATAAAAATTTCTCAATAATCAACTGTGAATCAAGACCAATACCAAAAGCATGATAATATTGCAAACGGTCATCTAATAAAATATCAACAAGATGAAAATTAGGTAATTTAGTCAAATCAAGAATATAAAAATTCCACCATGATTCACCAGGATCAACCAACATAGGGCCGGGCCCAAGCAACTTCAATATTTTATAAGCCAAAATAGAAGCAATTGGTGTATATTTCCCTTGAATAAATAAGGATGCAGCTTTAGCACGTAACAAACACATTTTTTTAAAGTTACCAACGTTCAAGTAAGAAGTAGAACATGAAAAAAATACACGTGATATTTGTTCAGGAGGTACTAAAGAATGACATGTCTTAGTGCTAAATACATTACCACAAAAAGATGTGTCCTCAAGAGATGAAACATATTTCATTTTAATATTAAAACCCAACAATGCAAAATCTGCAACACCAAGTATTGGTTTATCAACCCCAAACAATCCATCGTCACCCTCAACAAAGCCATCAACATTTATATTATGTAAACTACTTAAAAATAGCATATTCATTAAATTACTAAAACTATTTCCCAAACTAGTCCACATTTCCCCAGACATACGCGTACCAACAGCACGTATAGTAAAATTTTTATTGTACATCCGTTCAACACGCGGTTTAAAATGATGATTAAAAATGGCATAAACCTTTAATATCTCACGCAGTAATATAGGATTATTACTTAACATATATCGGAATAACTCACATTCAACTGCATCAGTATAAGGAGGTGAAAACCCAGATTCAAATGCACTATAATCGGTTTCTAAAAAATATGGATAATTTTTCAATTTAATAATATCAAGAGGCAATTGATCAATAATTTTCCCTTTAACAAAATAAGGTATTTCATACATAGCATGTTCAATCTTTTTAATAATTGGTCCAACACGAGCTTTAAACCTATTGGATCGAGAATTGATGTATCGCAAATGCTTAGGTTCTTCATAAAATTCACGTTTAACAAAACAAGAAACATTATAATCACCTTCATTAAGCATACCACCATAACTTGGATCTACAACATGCAAGGATTTAAAACTATTAATCAATATCTTCTTCTTTTTCAAATTGAAATGTTTTAATTGTAAAATCCACCAATCAAACAAACTCTGTAAATTATCTTCATATTTGGGTAACGGTACTAAATGCTCTTTTAACCATTTTTGAACAAACAAATGCAACTGATCAAGAATTTGCAAATTAGCCAGTGGCATCCGTGGAGTAATTCTTTTCAACAAACCACAATTTAAATTATGATAAGAATAAGGTTCAGTGCAAAATGGAACAGAATTTACGGGTCCTAAAGTGATAGCATAAAACCTTTTCCTATGAGAAGTCAAGATATGTTTAATATGTTGTGGTATCATAACATTATGCATATCCAAAGAGATACGGAATCGTTGATTCAAACGGCAAGCAAGAGTATCCATGTAAGCATAATGTTGCAAATAAACTCTATGAGTCAGAGGTACGTGCTGCCAATGAAAACGTCTCATGTCTCCTTGACATAAATAATTAACAACATAAGTATCTAAAGGCAGCAGTGACTTACAACATGAGACGAGGAACTGAGATACTTCTAATCCATATAACAAGCGCTTGTAGCGCTTAACTCCACACTGGCACTCTGAAAATGACACAAGGAATACCAGGAATAGATGCGGAAACCTAAAAATTTATTAATATATTTGATAATAGAGTATAAATCAGGGTCATCAAGATTTTCCAAACCATCATCAAAAAGTTCATAAGAATCATACAAAGACAAATTATTGATAATATGCATAAATGGTAAAGGACGCCGAGTAGCATTTAAAAATACATTCAAAATTTCCTGTGCATGCACACACATATTGTCTCCAGTAATTTGATAATTAAAATTTTTAAAATGGGCATAAATTTCAGGCTCCATATGTTTACAAAAATAATAACTCCTTTCACAAGAACTGATAGGGTAATTATTCTTAACATACAAATGTCGATAAGTAGTCTCCATTAAAGGAAATAATTGTTTAACAGCATGCA